CATTTTAATAGTTTTGTAAACAAAATTATAAGACAAAAATGTGATATTTAATGATAGTGTAAATAAATCCTAAAAAGAATATAGACATACCTATTTCGTGAATACGTTTGTTAGCTGAAAATATCATAGGTGCCATAATACATAACATAGCCACTCGTCCTATTACTTTAGCACTTATTATATCGCCTTCATTATAAAATGCAAAGAAATTCCCTATAAGAAATACTTGTAATAACCAAGCCAATCCTAATATAACAGTGTGATATTTGTAATAATATTCTTTTAAATCAACGGACTTCTTATCATGCTCGTAAGGTATTATAACTTCAGATATAAACATCATTAACATAGGTACAGCTAGAAATAAAATATATGTAAATAAATTCCAACTTTCATCAGGATAGAAGTTTATATCTTGTAATGGCGTAGCAGTCCACCAAAACAGTATCATAGTAAAAATTGTTATAAATGTAAAAATACTATGTGGCCAATAAAAAGTAACTTTTTCTTTATTACTAGCTTGATTAATAGTTATAAGTGAGGTAATACTTGTTATAATTCTAACAAAGGCAAAGCCTAGTATTAAAAATGCTACTGTAGATATATGACCGAATACCATTTATACTCCACAATTAGATATACAAATCCAAATTTCTTCTTTTGTAACTGTTTCTAAAACAGTAAAAAGAACTATTATAAAACCCAATCCCATTATGAATTCTCAGTAATAATTTTAAGATTATTTTCAGCTTCAGCTGCATCAAGTTCATGTTGATTATTAACACTTTCTTCTAATTCATTAAACGCTTTAGAAGATTTTATTTTAGATAAAAGCATTTTATCTTTCTTTAATCTATTTAACAAAATTTTATTTGCTTCTTTATCAGAATATTTTAATAAAGCAAAAACTCTATAATTAGTACCATCTGCATGAACTACCATATCATTAATTCTATATCCAGCAACATCAACATCAGCTATAACATTTTTAGTTACTGTTTCTAATTCAGTTAAAATAGATTTATCTATTTCTTCAGTTCCAATTTGAGCTACAAACTTTTTAGTTTGAGAAGATAATCTACCATTTATTCTATCTGCTAAAGTTACTTTTGCACTTAATACAGCCATATCACTAGATAATTGTAAATCAGAAGTTACAGCTGTACCTACAGAAAATATAGCATTATCATCAGTAGGTGGAACTAAATACCAATCTGGTATTTTTATAACTTGATCTTTTACTTTAGCAACTTTGTATTTCCAAGATTTAGGATCTACTGGAAGTTCAGGTGGAAGAATTTTTACTTTATCCACTTTTGGAATAATAGTTACTTTAGCTTCTTTTTGTTTAGTAGTTTGACACCCTGTTAAGGCCAGGGCGACTATGCCTATTATAATATAATTTTTCACAAATTATTCTCCATTATTTAAATAGTAATCCTAAAATATCTAAACCACTTATTGATATTTTAAGATCGTTATTATGCTGAATACCTTCAAAAGGTTGATTTATAAAGTTATTATCAGGAACCCATTTTGTAGTAGGATTATCAACATAAATTATTTTTGGTTGTTTTACAACCATTTGTTGTTTATAAATAATTTTTTCACTCACAACTGTCCCTATTTTGGGGACATTATTTTTATTTATTTTAGTTTGATTTGTAACTATTTCAGTATTTTCTTGTTTACAAACCATATCTGTTTTCGCAGTTAATATTTCAGGCGAAACTTTTCTTATAATTTTTTCTTTGGCTCTTTTTTCTGCATTTTTACAAGCTACATTTTCAGACATATCTGGACCAAATGTAAACATTCCATTGGTATCATACCATTTATTATCTATTTTTATTTCCATAGATACCACACATTTTCTGGCATCTTCAATATAAGGAAATACTTTACGTTTGAAATTTTTAGTAGATTGAATCGTTTTTGTATATTCAGTATTTATTTTATAATCATAATCACAAGGTGTATTAGCTATAGAATATATGGGATAACCTAATATCATCCCAATAATTAATAGTTTTTTCATACACTACTTTCTCCCATTCTTTTTCTCAATTCACTTGAACTAAATCTATGATCTCTTTTATTAAAATATAATTCTATATCTCTTTTTTTGCATATATCACGACCAGTAAATTCTTTATTTCTATATTCTTCACCTAATATTCTAACATTAATTTGTCTCATTTGTAAAATATCTTCTAAATCTATTTCATGTAGATATGGGATTATTTCATCTACAAATCTTACAGCTTGTAATTGTGTATATCTTTCAACAATAGTTTGTACTGGTTTATTTTTTTCTGGTCGATCAACACTAGGATCAATTTGTAAAGCACATATTAAATAATCACATACTGATTTTGCTTCTCTTAACATTTCAATATGACCAGCATGTAATAAATCAAATGTACTAGCTGTAATACCTATTCTCATTAATTAATCCCATAATAATTTTTATACCAAGATATGAATTTTTCAACACCTTCTTTTATAGATGTTTCAGGTTTATAACCTAAACTTTTTAATTTGGTACAATCCGACCAAGTAGTACGTGCCTCACCTGGTTTTTCTTCCACTAATTTTCTTTTAGCTTTTCTATCCAAATTATTTTCAATATGGTCAACAAAATGCATGAGTTCAACTTTTTCACTACGACCAATATTATATATTTCTTTAGATGCATCTTCATTAAGATATTTGTTTATAACTATGCCAATGCCTTGAACAATATCATCTACATAAGTCCAATCTCTGGTCATATTACCATAATTAAAAAGTTCTATCTCATTACCAGCTACAATATTATTTGTAAAATCATATAGAGCCATATCTGGTCTACCCCATGGACCATATACTGTAAAGAATCTTAATCCTATAGTTACTGGAATAGATGAGCATTTAAATTGTGATTCATTAGTAGATTTACTAACTCCATAAGGATTATTGGGGTGTCCATATTTCTCATCTTCTTTCCATGGTAATTCATTGCCATGCATTACACAAGATGTTGAAGCATAAACTACTTTATCCACACAAGCTTCTTGACAAGCAGTAATTAAATTATGAGTTCCTATAATATTATTATTATAATATTTTTCAGGATCTTTAAAAGAATGTCTAACATTAGCATACGCAGCTAGGTGTAATACTATATCTGGTTTATGCCCATGCATAAATTCTTCTAGAAAAACAGTGTCCATTAAATCGCCATGATCAATAAAAATATCATTTTCTTTTAAATCTTCATTTCGATTAAATTTTAATTTTGGATCATAATAATCATTAAAATTATCAAAACCTATAATTTCATGACCTTCCGATTTAAATTTTTTAGCAGCGTGAAAACCTATAAATCCAGCTGCACCAGTGATTGCTATTTTTGCCATATATTACCTCCGTGATTATATTATATCACATTTACTACTGAATGTAAACAACTTTTTGTTCTTTTTCTCTATCATCTAATTCATATTCAGATCTATAAGAATTATTTTGTTTTATAACTTCTTCTAATACACTAAAAGTTTTTGCAAAGTTAGCAAATGCTTGAGTATCTTTAGGAAAACATGCTCCTCCAAAACCTCTTTTACCCTCTGGTCCTGGTACTTGAGTGTGACTAGGTCCAACTCTTTCATCAGTGCCTATAGCATTTATAATTTTATTATAATTACAATCCATATTATCTACTATATCTTTAAACTGATTCATCCAAAGTACTTTAGTAGCTAGGAAAGAATTAATTCCGTATTTAACAAAAGATGCTTCTTTTGCAGTCATATGAAATACTGGACAAGGTTTACAATTACTATAATCATCATAAAATTCTTTCACTCTATTTGTAATAGTTCTTGACCCACCAAATATATGCATTGGTGGATTAATAAAATCGTCTAAAGCATTTTTTTCAGTTAAAAATTCTGGATTATAAACTACTAATTTATTTCGTAAATATAATTTTTCTACTATGTCTGGAGTGACAGTAGATTTTATAATAACTGGACAAGTGAATTGAGCTAAATCTATAACAACTGATTCAACTATAGACGAATCAATTTCACCATCTTTTCCAAATGGAGTTGGTACACATACAAAAGCTATATCTATATTTTTTCCATCAAACATTAAAATATCTGCAAGATTTGATATATCAGTATTATAAATTGGATCTATTATATGTTTATTAACACCATCACTAAAACCATAATCAACAGCTTTACCAACATATCCGTGTCCGACTATAGCTATATTTATATTTTCTTTCATTATTTTTCCCTTTTCATATCTGTATATTCTCTTCTGTATTTAGATATAATTTCTGGCCTTTCTTTACCAGCAAATATAAGAATATCATTTTCTTTATCTATTTCTATATAAGCTCTTCTATCATGAACTGGGTGAATAAAATCTGGTTTACCCCAAATTTTTACCGCACTATTATATTCTTCACCTCTGAATCCTATAAAGTGAACGGTTCTTTCAATCGTGTCTTTCTCCATATCCATAATCTATAACCACTGGAAATCTTGGTATTCCATCTGGGGTTAAATTAAAAAATCTGCATGTAACCCAATTTGGAGTTTTTTTAGAATCCCATAATTCTTTTAATTCTTTTTGTGTACCTCTAATACCAGAACCAAATTCTTGACCACTATCTGTTTTTAAAGTAAATTTTTTAGTATAACCAGACCAATTACCAAGACCTTCAAGCATATTAACAACTTCAAATTCTTCGGTTGTAAATTCTTTTCTCTTTAGAAGAGATTTAGTTCTTTTATTTTCATATGGTGCGTCTTTTCTAACCATTTGACCTTCATATCCATTTTCAGTATATTCTGAATATTTAGCATCTAATTCTTCCTGGTTTGCACACCATGTTGTTTCTACTACTTGTATGGGTCCATAATAATTTATTGATATTGTTTTAAGCATTTCATGTCGGCCTTTAAAAGACATTTCAACACCTCTAGACCAAGTTATATCATACATATGATATTGTACAAGATTTTCAGCTTCTTTAAAATCTTCTTCAGTACTTTTTAATTTTCTAACTAGACTAGTTATTTTATTAAAATCTGCTTTTAAATCATGATTATATAATTCACCATCTATTATAGCCGTAGGCCATACTTCAAAATGACTTTTTAATGCTTCCCATATATGAGGACAACTAGTTATTTCTTTACCAGCTCTAGTCCACATTCCATCATATTTAACAATACATCTAATACCATCTAATTTTGGTTGTGTATAACCTTCTGATACTGGATGTTTTTTATAATCTTCAGCCAACATTGGTTTAAATTTATCATAAGAATCTATATCTTTGACATTTTCAAAATATTCTTTTTCCAACCTTCTTTCCCAAGTCGATTTAGCCTCAAATTCTGCTTGGGTTTTAGCTGTAGTGGCATTCTTTTTACCAATATTTTTAGCTTCTTTTAAATTCCACTCACTGACTACAAGTTGCCCTTCTTGTAAACCTGATATTGTTCGAACACCAGCTTTATCATCGCTATCCCAACCTATATCAATTTCCCAAACTCTAATTCTATTGTTATTATCTCGTTTATAAAGAGCAGGTAGTGATCTTGTATTTTTCATTATTAACTAAACTCCATTTTCAATACTTTATAATTTTCGTGTCTAATTCTTTGTTTAATACGTTTTTTAATATTAACAATAGCAACTATTTGACTTAAACCAAATGCGAAATCATAAAATGTTCTTCTACTACCTTTTGGAGTAAACCATTCATATGTTACTTTTAATTGTATAAATTTCATATTAACCCCAATTTTTTCTATCTTGTTCATTTTCAAAACCATAAGTATATGCAACAATTTCTTTTGTTGTCATATGAGCTAATGGAATCTTTGTTCCATGACCAGTACCATTTGGCCAATAATGTGGATTATAATCTTGACCATAATAACGATCTGCACTACCTCTATCTTGGGGTGAACCATGAGTTGGAATTCCGCCTCTTATAATATTTTCTGTGTTATTTTTTTTCATAAAATTCTCCTCTTTTTCATTTTATAAATACATTATAACACACTTTTAAATAAATGTAAAGTGTTTTTTTAATTAATTTGCATTTTTATTGAAAGGTGTTACATAAATGTTACACTACATATTTTTATAAACATATTCCAAAGCTCTATCAGCTTCTTTATTAATAGGTCTATTTTTATACCAATTTCCTGTATCTGTATCAAATTCTCTACATAAAGTTGTTATTTCATCTACACTTATGGGATATTTAGATTTAACTGCATTACCAGCAATACCAACCATTATTTGATACATCTTATGATACCACCCAGTTTTAGAAATAGACTGATATTCTGTTGCTAAATTTCTAGGCCAAAATGGACAATCACGATAAGAATTCCAATGAATATTTTCATTATCAAATTTATTTTTTCTGTGTTTAATTACTTCTTTTTTAAGAGCTTCAGGTAATCTATCGAAAAAACTATTTAAATTAGCCTTTTCTGGCATAGGGTATTTTTTTATAATATCATTAGGATTAATAATATCACCAGTATTACTGAAAATAAAATTAAAAGCATTATCATACGTTGCAGGGATATAATACATTCTCGATAAGTCCTTAGTCTGTTTATCTCCAAGTTCTCCCAATTCGCTTTGTAAACCGTACCAAAATGGCTTGATTTTATCCCTTTTGACCGAGCTTGTAAGTGGAAACACAAGTCTGAACTTTGGCGAAGTTCTTGTACTACTTGCCGTAGAATAACAAATAAAGCGATAATCAGAAAACCTATTAATAAGATCATCTTTTAATTCTCCATTTGATTCATAATCATCTACGTCTACACAACACCACCCTGACCAAGACATAACATTATCATTAGACCTAGTAGTATTAGGTAAATATATAGCTGGTGAGATAAGTACAGCATCTTTTTTAGATGCCACAGATTTCTCTGATAAATCATATAAAAATTTTTCAAAATCATCAAAACTATTTATCTCCATTTGTCTGTGAGTTTTATTATCAAATATAGATTTGAATATAGTAAGTTTAATCATAATTATATTATATCATAAAACACTTTGATTGTAAACTAAAAAAATTGTTCTAAAGTATTTCCATTAAAATTAATATTTGGGCCTTTTGGCATTTGTGGAAATTTATCCCAAACACGAGATGGTGCTACATGCCATCTTTCTTTCTTTTTAATTACTTTAAAAGCTCCTGGCCAATATTCTTGTAATTTACGAGATCTCATAAGACGTCCATCACCTGCATGTACTGTATCAGTATTACCACCTTTATATTGTCCAGTGGCAGCTTTACCCATTAAAAGTTTATTAAATAAAATTGTGCAGTAACCCTCGGTTAATACTTGCATACTATAATCAGTATCTTCTATACAATCATGTCTATATAAAATATTTAATTTATTATTTATAAGCATACAACTATAAGTTTGTCTATTAATAGATACGTGTGTATTTCTAGCAAATGCAAATATTGTATGAGATAAAGAAGCAGCTCCAATATTATCAAAATGAGATATATAATTCTCTGCCGCTGCTAAAATATTTTTAGTATTTTTTATAACATTTTTACCATCTTCTCTAATACGAAAATCTTTTATATTATCATCTATTTGCCAATGATAATCTGCACCAATGGATATAGAATGTTTTTTACATGCGTTACGAACATAACCAATACCTTGATTATTTTTTTCCATAACTACTATTTGATTTTCAGAATATTCTTTATGATAATCATCGGCATCTTGAGGTTCAACAACAACATAAAAAGATATATTATTATCAGCTAAACATTTTGTAGTTAATTTAATTTCACTACGAGCTTTTGATGGAACATATATGGGATATTTAATTTTATTATAATTATTAAGATTATTAATAGTTTCTTGACCTAAATTTTCTAGCCAATCATTCGTTGTCATCATCTATCCATCTTGATAAAGTTGCATCACTAGTTGTTAATGCAGGATACCATATAGCTTTAGTCCTATCTGTTATATTATTCTGACCTATTTTAGCGGCAAATTCTCTTACATCTTCATAATTTCTAAATCTGACTTTAATTACAGCATAATCTTCTTTTTTATCTTGTTCAAATTCTGGCATACCATCATATTCAAATGCTGTTTTTTCTTCTTGGTCACCTGATAAAACAAACAGATTATTTTTTTCTGTATCTACATTATTTTTATTCGTCGCCATTTAAATCCTCCTCGCCTTTATTAGATTTTTTATGTTCTTCTTCTGTGAGTCTTTTTCTTTTTAATCCATATTCATCTGGACCTTTTGGTATATTTAGTCCAAATTTTAATTTAGGTTTTTGAACAAATACACTATAATTTACATTGTGATGCCAACGGCCCCATTTCCATGCTATTTCAACTACATCAGGGTGTTGAGTTTTTAACGATTCTGCAAATTTTCTTCTGTTATCATAACCAGCATCTTTATCACCTTCACGAGTTTCTCTACTACCACCTTTAGTAATACCATAAACTTCAGCCGTATTACCACCAGACATAGTCATTGATGCAGCTTTTCCACATAAAAATTGATTAAATAAGAATGTACAATGCCCAGATTTTAATACTTGAATGCTCAAATCTGTATCTTCATTATACCGACCTCTCCATCTTTCTTTTATATCATTTGATAATAATATGCAAGAATATACTCTGGTGTTAACATAATATGGTGGTCGTTTAGTACCAGCAGGGCAAAAGAAAGCGTAATTTAAACCAGACATTTTAACATTTTCATATCGATCAGTAAAATCTTCACATACTCTAAAAAATGAGCCACTATTCATTCTTATTTTTTCATTTTTGTGTAATCTGAAAAAATGTCTCATATTATCATCTAAGATCCAGTGACGTTTATGACCTTCTTTTATAGAGTGATCCCAAACCCAATTACGAACCGGTATTGATCCACCCAATAAACCAGTTGATTCATCTTTTCTAGCCCATTCAGGATTATCTCTAAACCCATCGGGTAATACTAAAATTTTTTCTTTTGGTACTACTTTAGAATACTCATCATATTCAGTTTTTTCAATAACTATTCTATATGGTATTTTTAATTCTTCCATAGTTCTTTGAGTCATACGAAGTGCATGAGCCCATCTACCTTTTGAAATAATATAAACTGGATATTTTGGTGGGTATTTAGGTAATTCCATTTTAAACTCTTTTTTATATATTATATCATATTTTAACTGATTTGTAAACACTTTTTTAAGTCTGGCGGAGAATAATTTTTCCCTTTCATTACTTTACCATCTTCTCTATAAACCGGTTTACCTTCTTCATTTAATTTAGACATATTAGATCTTTGTACTTCTTCAAAGCATTTATCCAAATCTACTCCAAAAGCATGACCAGCACCATAGGTAACGTATAATATATCAGTAAGAGCATCAGCTACTCCTACTATATCTTTTTCTTTCATAGCATCATATAACTCATTTAATTCTTCTGAAATTAATTCTAATCGTAGATTAGTAGTTTGGGCATCTGGAAATTCTGGTTTAGTTTTTATTTCCTGACCAAAAGTTTCCATAAATGTGCCTACTGCTTTAAAATTACTCATAATTTCTCCAATTCTTTTTTAGTTTCTTCCCAATTATTTACTTGTATTGTTTTACAATTATCTTTATTTTCTAATGCTAAAGCTAGAGGATAATCATTTCCACCTGGTTCAGTTTTATCTCCAAAAAATATAATTGGTGGTGAAACGTAATTTAATATTTGTCTTTTATCTGCACCCATAGGGATAATATCCAAACCAGTTTCTCCAGCAACTTGAGCAACAACACCTAAATCTACAAATTCTTTATTAAAATTTTTTGCTATAGTTTTTCTTTCGTTTGTATCTTTATCATACTTAACATACATTTTTCTTTCACCTAGAGTACAATTTCTTCCTATAATACTAAAATTTACTAAGCCTGTTCTTTCTTCTATATGTCTACCAGATCTAAAAGGGAATTCGCTTTTTTCTAGCATAAGAGTTAACCATGTTTTAATATCTTTTGGTAAAATCCAATCCAATTCATATATTTCTTTACCTTTTTCCCATATATTATTACCCGCACAATTATGTACAGCTTTAACTTTTTCACATATTTCTTTGCCTACTTGTTCAACTGTTTTGGGATAATCTGAACCGGTTATTAACCACACATTATTTTTTTCAATAAAATCTTTAAAAAATAATTCGAATTCAGAATCTATTCTTTGTCGGCTTGGAGTTAATGTTCCATCTACATCAAAAATAAAATTGTATTTCATATTATATCCTGTTCCGTAATTATCCAAAAAATTCATCTAATGAAGCTCTTTCTTCAGCAGACCAATTAATAGCATCTAAAATAAGGCTTAATGGGTCTATAAAAGTTTTTTGGAATTGTGTATCATAATCTATATAACTATTTAGTCCAAATTCTTCTGGTAATTTATCTGGAAATGCTACTACATTTTCTTTTATTTTATTCGGCATTTTTAAATAACAAAATTTTAATCTAGAACCATTTTCAATTAATTCATATTTTTTATTTAATTTGAATTCTTTTAAATACTTATTATATAGTAGAGAACCTCTAACGTGAATTGGACTTCCTTTACCATATATTGTTTTTCTATCTGCCCAATCTGTAATATTAGTAACTGATCTAGGAAATGCCACTTGTTCGGCTGGTAATGAATAAAATTCTTGTTTAAATTTCTGAATAAAATTCTGTGTTTCTTTTTCAGTACCCGTGATTAAAACTTTAAATATTTCTTTAAATTTATCTCTTACTACTTCTGGCGTAGATGATTTTATAGCCTCAATACCCATAATCTTAAGTTTTGGCTCGTCATATTGTACACCTTCTGAATTATGAACATTAAGAATATATCTCTTTTTAGCAGTCCATATACCTCTATCAGCAATAACTTCTCTTGCCATCTCCATACGAGGTTTGTGGCAATTTAAATTTTTAAATAATTTTTCATATGATTTATTTAGTATTGGTTCGAAGTGTTCTGTACAAATTTTATCAAGAAATTTTACTGGATCAGTTGGATTTAATTTTTTAATTAAATCAGCAAAGTTAACATAAAGAGAATCTGTATCCATTGCTATCACATAATCTTTATTATCAGTTTTTAACAAATCATTTACTGATTTATTTATTGCTCGTTCTGCCCATCTTATGACCATTTGACCAGTAAGTGTTACAGCCTCCGCAACTTGTATATCAAAATATTTAAAATATTGATTACCCATTGCTCCATAAAGTGAATTCATTAGAATTTTAATAGCCATCTGCTGATTATGTAATTGATTTATTTCTTTTTCTAAATCATAAGTTTTTGTTTTCACATATTGTTGTTCTGCCGCCAACATCATCTTTTTTACTGATTTACGTTCATTATAATAATCAATGATAATTGTCGGTAAAACACCCTCTTGTTTTTTAGAATAAGTTGACCCATTAGTAGCAACTGTTAAATCTTTTTCTCTTAACATTGGGTGTATTGGATCTAAATCCGAATCAAAATAATTTAAATAATAATCTACACCAGATGGAACATCACTTAATCTCACAATAGTTTCTGGAGACATATTCCATTGAACAATAATATTTGGATATAGAGAATTTAAATCAAAAGATACAACCCAATCGTGCATACCTTCATAGACATCTTTCACATAACCGCCAGCAAAGGAACTTTTAGTTGCTGGAGAAAAATGAGCTGGTGTTACTTTTCTTTGACTCATTAATTTACGATATATAATAGATTCCCATATACCAACCGTACCAAATACATCTTGATAATTAACTCCACCCTTATAAGCCATAGTTACAGCAAGAGTAATTAATCCCATTTTTTCTTCTAGTCTATCAACTAACTGAACGTCTTTCATATTATAGTCAATATATTTTTGGAAATCATCCTTGTATAAATTTTTAAGAGAACCAGACTCCTCAAAAGATAATTTCTTTTCTCCTAAAACAACATTGGCGATATTATTAAGTTTATATGATTCTTGTGTGCCATAAGCATATCCAAATTTTTGAAATAATTCTAAATAATCCAAAATTTGAACACCACGAATATCAAAAGTTTCTTGGGTTTTCATCATTCTTTTTATTGTTTTATGCTCGACCATACCCCAAGGAGAAAACTTTTTAACCATATCCATACCAAGAATACGTGCTGTACGATTTATTAAATAAGGAATATCAAAAAATCTAACATTCCAACCAGTGATAACATCTGGCACATTTTCTTGTTTAAAATAAAAATTTAGGAATTTAGTTAATAAACTGGCTTCATCTCTACAGCGATAATATCTAACTGGTTTGATAAGAGCAGTTTCTGTATTATAATCACCATAACCCCAAACGTGATAGATACCATCTATATTATTTTTTAAGGTTATGGCTAATATTTTTTGAGTTGCTTCTGAAGGATTAGGGAATCCACCCTCATATTCTGTTTCAATATCTATTGTTGAAACATTAATTCTATCTCTATCAAATTCTATTTCACGAGGAAATTTTTCTGTAACATATTGATGAAGATAATTAGAACTACCATAAACATTAATACCTTCAACGTCTTTATATTTTTCAAGCCAATGTTTAGATTCACGCATATTTTCAAAAGAAACAGGGCCGATGTTTTTACCATCGAACCCTGTCCAACCTACATCTTTTTTTGAGGAGATATAAAATGTTGGTTTAAAATGATCTTTTCTGAAAATTTTATTACCGTTGGCGTCATAACCACGATAAAACATAGAATTTCCATAACGAACTACTGATGTATAAAATGATTTCATAATATATTATAACACAATTTCAAACAAATGTAAAGTGTTTTATATCATTTTTTTAGCTTTTTCACATGTTTCATTATTTCTTCGAGTCCAACCTTTACCAAAAGTTGAAAATGTAGATAATGATTCATAAAAAGCTTGTCTAATATCTTTATAATCTTCTATGGATTTTTCTACTCCGTGGTGTTCTATATATTGATCTAAAGTTTTTAAGGTATTAGGACCAATTCCACCATCGGCAACAGTACCAATCATTTTTTGTAATTTCTTTGCAGCTCTACCTGTTCCAGAATTTACAGCCCAATCAAATACTGCAAAATCTAGTCCTGATGGTAAATGATCACCTTTTACTCTATCCCAATAATTTTTTTTATAAATTGGAGCGACATCTTCTTCAGTGAGATCTTTCATATCTTTAGTGCCACCCCATTCTACCCAAACTCTTTTAGTGACACCTAAATTAGTTTCACCTCCAGGATCTTTTGGATGATTTACATAACCACCTTCATGATGAAGTATAGCTTGTAAACAGTCTTCAAAGTTTTCTTTAGCCATTAATTTGCTCCTTATAATGGATTTAAAAAAGGACGAGTTTCCCCGTCCTTTTATTTATATTTAGGACTTAACCTAATAAAAGACTTCCTCCCTTATTGATAGCAAACTTTTTTGGTTTCTTTTCATCTGGAATAATGTTTTCTAGATGTACGGAAAGTACTCCGTTTTCCAATTTAACATCTTTTACTTCCACGGTTTCAGCTAATGTGAATTGCCTATGGAATTTACGTGATGCAATACCTCTATGAAGATAATCAGGTTTTTCTGAATTTTTAGATTCTCCTTGTATTGTTAATGTGCTATCCTTGAGTTCAACTTTAACATCATCTTCACTAAAACCTGCTACGGCTAGATTAATAGTATATTGTTCCTCATTACGAATAATATCGTAAGGTGGATAATTTGATGGTGTAGTTGTATAGGTTGAGTTGTTTCGTTCTAGTTGATCCCAGATTCTATCAAATCCGATAAACCAAGGATCCATTGTACGAATATAAGTGCTTAAATTAGTCATATTGTCCTCCTTATTAAGCAAGGTTAATTTTTTAGGACCCGAACCATTCGGCATCCATATATTATATATAATAACTTTTTTGAAAATGTAAAGGGTTAAGTGTCAATTTTTTTCGGATCATCTAGAAATTTTTCAATATTTTCATGAGTAGATAAAGGAATTCTTTGAGTTACTACTGGATCTACTCCATCATGAAATGTGCATCCTATTTCCATTAATGTATATTCACCATTTTCTACAGGACCAAAATTAGCTATCATATGATCCCGTAAACCATTAATTATATAATTTGTATTTTTAATATAAAATCTAGAACAGTCAATAAAAGAATTAAATTTTAATTGATCAGTTACTCTCCAAGAAACATTATTTTCTGGGTGTAACATTATCATAGCATATAACACCCAGCTATATACAGAAGCTGCAGCCATTAACTATTACCTATATTATATTTCGGACAAAGCTCCCATTCTTCTTTTTCTTTAAAAGGTATAATTTTTATCTGTCTCATAGGAGCTAGTGGTTTAATATTTTCTTTATTGTCTATAGAAATTAAACCCCAATCACTTATAAGAGTTGCTATAGTATTTCTACGAGCTATGTCATTTTCTTCTAAATTAGATTTTTTACCATCTAATAAAAATAATTCTTTAAAATGCACAATAAAATAGCGTCCTTGTTTATGTAATATATGACATGACTGAAATAATTTCTTTTCTTTTCTAGATGCTACTCCCATACGAGTTAAGGTTTCACGAACTTTTAAAAAATCATCAGGTTCGTTTAACGTAACTTCAAGCATTGAAGCTGGTGTCCACTCTACTATATTATTATTTTCCACCTTTATAAACCTTCTTTCTTATTTCATTTAATTGATCTGGTGAAAGTAGTTTATGTGCGGAGCGTGCTTTTTCGTTGCTATAGCTATAATACTCTTTTATAATATCCAAATCATCTACGGTTTCTGGTTTATTCCATTTAGAAAACCGTTTTTTCTTCCTAATTATATTTATAAGAAAGTCAAACTGTAGACGGCTATCTAGATGATGGTGTTTATTCATTTCATTAGCATATATAACTGTATCTCTAAAATAAGATAAGCCTCTATTTACCATAAAAGAATTGTATAATTTTTCTGTTATATCATCAATCATAATATCTTTTTTACCATAATTGATTTCATTTAAAAATGTGAAAGGTGTCATAATATATTATACCATATTTTTATTGATTTGTAAACATATTTATTCATATATTCTATTATGTGTATCATTACACCTAACAAATGTTGTGCATTTAGGAATAGATTTTATATTTTTTGCTCCAATATAAGTACAACTTGATCTTAAACTTCCTAAAAGGTCTTGTATTGTCGAATCTATTGAGCCTCTATATGGAATTTTAACTTCTTTTCCTTCCGATGCTCTATAATCTCTAAGACCACCAAAATGTTTTTCATTTGCTAAAGTAGAACTCATACCATAAAAATGAACATTTTGTTTTATAATTGTTTCTCTATGAACTTCTGATCCAGCTACAAATAGAGGAGAACCTACTTTTTCACTTCTAACTTTACTTGTAATATGTTCAGTTGATATTATTTCTCCACCGCCCTCGTCATGCCCTGCAAGCATTCCTCCGAGCATAACAAAGTCCGCTCCTCCTCCCAAGGCTTTAGCGACGCAACCTGGCGTCGTACAGCCTCCGTCAGCAATAATATGAGCACCAAGGCCATGAGCAGCGTCGGCACATTCCACCACGGCCGAGAGCTGCGGGTAACCGACTCCAGTTTGTATACGAGTAGTACAAACAGAACCAGGCCCGATACCACATTTAATAATATCTGCACCATTAAGAATTAACTCCGAGGTCATATCTCCAGTTACAACATTACCAGCTACTATTATCAATTCTGGGTGATTTAATCTTATTTGATTTATAAAATCACCAAAAAATTCTGTATATCCATTGGCCACATCAATACATAGATATTTAACCTTTCCATCAGTTAATTCATAAACTTTATGAAATTTTTCCATATCTTCTTCAGTTGCACCAATAGACATCATAGTATAATTTTGTATTGCATCTAAATGTTGTTGAGATATTTCACTTTTTACAGGATCAAAATATTCGACTAATTCTTTTACACCATATGTTTTAACAAGACAAGTCATAATACCACGTGTTCTTAATTTATCTGCCATAGCAAAAGTTCCCACTCCGTCCATATTAGATGCTATAATTGGTATACCATAAAATCTTCTATCTTGTCCTCTAGCATTTCTAAATTCCATACCTCTAAATAAATCAACTTCTTTACGACTTTTTAAAGTAGATCTTTTTGGTTTTAAAAGAACATCTTTATAATCTAATTTTATTTCATTTTCAATTAACATTTTTAATTTCCTGGCAATCTAAATAAAGCCTGTACTCCAGACCTATCTTTTATTTTATTTCTTGCAAATACAACCCATTTGGGATTATAATCAAAAGACATTGTACGATAATGTTCATATGTATAATCATCAAAGCTTTTCCCAGTAGTGTATATATCATCTACAATCATTGGTGGCCCTTTAGTAATATATTTTTTTAAAGCATTAGCTAATGGCACTCCACCTCGAGGTATGCCTTCTACAGATCCAAATGAACGAGTTTCATATTCCATAATCATACCAGCAAGACAATCCCAATCTTCTTTAGTAAGTGCATCGCATTCTATTTTCCATTTAAGAGATAAACCAGCATGAGATTTAAATTCTCCCCATTTAAATAATTTAGGAATTTCAATTTTAAAATCATCAAGATTAATATTACTACTATCATAGTCAATTAATTGGCCGAGGCCTTCACCATAGTCCAATGCATTTTTATTCCAATTAGTTTTACTCATTATTTAAATTCCTAACTTTGGTTTTGTTATTTCATAAATATATTTTATATTATTTTTACCAGTAAGAAATTTACCAAATATTAATTTATATTCTCTTAAAAATATTTCAAATTCTTTTAACGAACCTGCACAAGGATCCATTTCACTATTACTATCATTTTCAGTTTCACTCCATTCTATATATATTTTACCATTATCACTGATTTGATCAAGCCAAGTATTCATAGTTTTATTAGGATCATAACTATGATCAAATGAATTACTATATAAAATATCAAATTTATTAATCCATTCTTTTTTTGGTATCGCGAAGTCGTGCTGAACTGTCATAGGAAATTGTGTAGCAGTTTCACTTATTTCTGTACCTATAACATAGGAAGTGGGCCCAGCAGCTTCTTTAAAAAATTGTTGTTCTTTTCCACTTCTGGTACCATGACATATAATATAACTAGAATATAAATTTCTGGATACTATCCAATATATTGAATTACGATTTTTAAAATCCCAATGCAATTTCTTTTTATTATAGAAAATTTGTTTTTCTACATATTCGTTATAATTTTTATATTGATAAGTTCTCATTAAAATAATTTAATCATTTGGTCTATCCAATATTTCCCAACACTTTTTTATTTCAAAATGTGCCAATGTATCACCTTCTAATAATCTTTCGATATATCTTATTAAAAGTTTTCTATCCCAATTATTAATTTGTATCATTTAAATCTCCACTAGGTAACCATGTTTTATATGCCAGGACCAAGTA